CTATGGGTTTGCTGATTTTATTGGTATTCGAACAGCGCCATCAGTGTAGTCGTCTCTTCGTCTTCTACCAACTTGCTCATTAGCAAACTTCTGTACCTCTTGTTTATATTTATTTTCATATAAAGTCAACATATCAATCGGCCCTTTTAAAAATCCATATGCCTCTGATAAACAACAATATAATAGTCCATTTGAAAAATTCATACTAATATAATTAACACCATCACCCTCTAAAAGATCAGGCATTTTATTAAAATGCACTCTAAATCTATATGTTGTATTAGGCACTGGAGCAAAAGCTATACGTCCTGATGTTGTATCAGACTCTCCTGTACCACCACCAAACATAGCATAATATTTAGGTTGACCTTGAGCCGCTGATGTACCTGTTACATCTTGATACTCTTGTAAATATGTATAATCTTTTTTCTCCAACCATCTATTAGCTCCTGTAGTTTCTGATCCTGCAGTATCATAAACTTGTATACCTCGTATAAATAATGATCCTGCAGGAGCATTTATAGATTCTTGTCCAGCAACTAAATTACCTAGTTGTTGTTTTCTATCTGCATCGATAGGCACATCTCTAAAAATTCTATATTGTGCATTTAAAATAATATTTTCTAAAACAGCATCTGTTAAAACATTTGAATCTGTTTCAGTATAACTTCTAATTTGTGTTTTTAATCCTGATGCACTTAATCCAGCCATTATCTTCTTATCTCCCTACAAATTAAACAACTAATTGTATAACTAGTATGTTGCCAACACATTTGTTTTTTTAAAAGTCTATACCAAAAAATTTTTATTTTATTTATCATGCTTCTAAAGTTACTGGTCCTGCAGACACAGTAGGTCCTCCTCCTTCTTCTGTTATACTTGCTGTTGTTCCTAAACTAAAAGTATATTTATTTGTTGTAGTAACTGTTATACTAAATCCAGATGAATTTTCATAGGTAGAAAAAGGCACCCCTCCTGGACTTCCTTGAACATTTCTAAATCTAATTGTATCACCACTTGATCTTCCATGATTATTTTCAGTAACCGTAATTGTTTGAGATGACGCTGTAGTTGAAAAAGGATTATTACCTAACATTGCTGCAACTGAGGGTTCAACTCTTCCAGGTCTAACATTACGTAAAGATATAGAATCACCATTCATAGGTTTTGGTTCTAATTGAGGTTGTTTAGGTTCGAACTCAGAAACATGAACAAAAGCACCATTCCATTCTCTAACCATTTCTCTATATGGAAATTCCATACCTGATCTATCAGATATTGCTTTTGCGTATTTTCCTGTTGCGTATTTTGCCATTATGCTCCTGGGTAATAAGCTTTTGGTGTTATATATGTACTAGAAGCAGAACCATCTTCTGCTAATGCTCTTGCTAATTCATCTTCATAATACAATTTCATTTGTTGAGTTAATTGTGGTTGAAATTTTTGTGCAAGATAGAATGCTAAACCTGCTGTCATACAAGGCACAAATCTAAATGGTACGTCTGTTGCATTTGTATAATCACCAACATCTTGTATTCTTTTTATGTAATAAAAATGCATATCTTTAGATGCATTAGAAGAGTCAGGTGTTGGATAAACATGCACTCTAACCTTATCAATAAATCTTTCTACCCAATATTGATTAGGTGTGCCCTTGGATAATTTATTAGAAAATCCTGCATAAGTAGATCTATCTACTTTAGTCATCGGACTATCTGATTGTGTTGTTTGAGTTCTGTTACTTCTTAATTGTGCTTCAAGGACATCGGATATTCCATATATACCATTTGGATTTGATGTAGCACTCGTACCATCATCACTAGATCTAAAAAAATCGTATTCTGCTTGTCCTTCAATTAAATCTAAATCAAGTTCGTCTATCTCCCAATAATGAATACCTCGGTTTCCCCATTCTTGAAATAAAATATTAAGAGATCGTCTTGCAGATTTAAGTTGATAACCTGCAACGTTTTGTAATCCAATACGTTCAAAAGCGTCTTCTACTATTTCATCAATAGCAAAAGTTTTATCGAACGTTGTTGTCCCCGAAGTAGTATTAGCCATTTAACTCCTACGATTCGTAAACTTTAATCCATTCACAAACAATTGTACCTGTATCTCCGTTTGCACAAGCTGGTAAAACAACATTTACATCTCCAGTAAAACCTGTTGCCTCAGTATTTTTTAATCCACCGAAAGATGAATAATCATATTCCATTTCACCTGCTAAAGTTTGAAATACCACATCTGTGTCCGCGTCCCATTGCATTCTAATTGCATCAACCGGTGCTGTTACTGAAACATTAAAACTAACTTTATTTAATCTTACTGTTTTACAAGTTTTACCATTGTTTGATGCTAAAGCAGAAACATCAACTATTTTAGTTGTGCTTCCACTAGAATCTGAAACCACATTAAAGTGAGTGATTAATTTTTTTGCTCCGTCAAATACAGTTGTATTTAATACTGTGTCTGCCATTTTTTCCTCCTTTTAAAGAGCGCCTGCATCACCAGGCGCTCCGAGTTAATTATTAACTATCTGCAAAAGGTGTCGCTTCAGTACCTGTACCGATTAACACAGCTTCTACTAAATATACGTTATCTTCAAGTGCAGTAATAGTAATTGTACTACCTTTATCTCCACCTGTTGTTCCACCATTCATGCTAATAACATCATTTGATGATGCTGGTGCAAATGTACTATTTGTACCATCTGCTACGTTTACAACAGTTGCATGACCAACAAATTTGTCAGTTCCATCTGTTTTGATATCGCAGTCAGTGGAATCTGTACCTACAAAAAATTTGTAAACAGCTCCTAAGTGATTGTTTGCATTAGGATCATTATCTCCAGCTGATCCACCTTTGCTATCTGCTTTGATTGTTGGAAGTGTGATTGCACCATCTGCATCATTTACTTTAATAACCTTACCCGCATGAGCAGCAAAAGTTAAAGTAGTTTCCGCTGTGATGTTTACAACCGAATCAGGTCCTGCAGTAACAAATCCTCTTAAAGATTTTACTGGTCCTGAAAATGTAGTTTGTGCCATAATTATATCCTCCTAGTTTACAGATCATAGTCTCTAGGCCGTCGACTATACGCGTCTATGATCTTTTAATAATTGTATAGTAAACATTTTATATACTAGATTTTAACAGAGTGCAAGAGAGCCTACAATGTGGATTAGATTTTTCCAACGATGTAGCTTTTTTATTAAGTAGCTACTGAAACTTGTGGAGCGGCACCTTCAATAACATTTTGCCTATGGGCAATAGCTGCTTCTTCTAGCTTGATCTTAGTGATGACTTCTCTAACTTTGTCATCAATTCTGACCATTTCAAGAGTGTACCTACCATTAGATAGATGTTCTTGTTCCCACTTCAACTCCAAGGACCTTTTTTGTTTGTATAGGTCTTGTATCATTGATAACCTCCTCATAGGTTATTCTATTAATCTTGTCATTATAACTATTTCCAAGATCTTCCCACTTTATACTTTTTTCTCCAAGTTTGTCAAGGATTGCATTTTCTAAGGATTGAGGATTGTCCTCTGCTAATACTATAAATTTTGTGTGATGGTTATATGCCCAAATATTTACTAAAAAATTTTTCATTCCTCACCAATTTGTTAAGTAAATGGGGCGGTTTTATAACCGCCCCAAAAAATAGATTAATTACGCACCCTCAACGCCGAAGATACCTCTAGGGTCAGATACACCAAATGAGTATCTTTCTCTAGCTTTGTATCTTACATTGCCAGTGTCGAAATCACCTTCCATTGCAGTTGTTAATGGAGCTCTTGTGAACATTTTCATACCATTAGGTACGTCTGTAATGATATAGAACGCGTCAGAGTCAGTTAGGTAATTGTTCACTCTATAACCTTGAGGAACCATTCCCATTGACACGATAGCGTTAATATCATTGTCAGCTGTTCCAGTTCTACCTTGAGACTTCATCAATCTCTCAGCTGTAAACTGAAGCTCAGAAGGAATAATCATTTTTACTCCTCTTGCTGCAATTCTAAGACCTCTTTCATCAGTCATAGCAGCGATATCAATCATCGATTGCTCTAATGATGTTTCGTTAAGATCCGCCTGCGTAGTCAGTGTATTTTTGAATGTTCCACTGATAGTAGGGTGAGCTGTGCTAAATAAAGCAACTGTATCACCTGATTTAAATGTTGCTGTTGAAGGCAATCCATTTATTAAAGGCTCAACTGCTTTAACTTGTTTAGCGTTACTCATAGATCTTGCTAAAGCTTTTGTATATCTAGCAGCAAGTCTATCGTAGAGATTATCTTCGATAGCTTCTTCTGTGATAGCAAATGCTAAAGCTACGGTCTCGTGAGTGTAACGAGCTGTGAAAGTTTCTTGTGCTTCATCAAATGATACACCTGAACCTTCACCTTTTACTTGTGCGTTTCCGAATCCAGATAACATAACTTCTTCTTCAAAAGCTCTGTCGCTGTTTTCGTTGGTATAAATTTCAGCGTGTTGATTTTCATACCTTTTATATTCCAGCCCAAATAGTGCATTTAGGCCTGGCTCTAGTTCTTTGACTAGTTGTGATCGTGATATTGCCATAGTCTATATACTCCTATTAATTGTGGCCGTTGAACGAATTTAGGTTCGATACAACAACTACTGAATGTCTAACTGCTGTAGCATCCTCATTTTCAGGATCCTCTGCTGATCTTAACATTCTATATTGTTTACCGTTCGCTGAAGTTGTTCCAATGTCTAGAGTAGCATCTGACTTACCAGTAGTATCGTCACCACTTGATGTATTCATGTCATATGTTTCTAGAAATGTTGCAACTCCAGTTGCCGCATCCGCTGCAACCACGTATTGCTGGAAAGGGTCATCTATTACAAAGGCTGTAGTGTCTTCACTATTAGCGGGAGTAATAGTTGCTTTGTAGAAATTCGCAAACGTTGGCTTCAAAGTAGAAGCATCGTTGTAGAATATTCCGTTCAAAACACCTAAAGTATCTGCAGCAGATCCTTGTCCACCTACTACATAACCGCTAGAGATCTTAACAGCTTCGCCATTGTAAATAGTTGTGCTGTGGCCAGCATCGATTTTATATTTCCCTTGACCTTGAATAGATGGTCCACCACCTAATCTGCCAGCAGGAATTAAACCGAAGCCAGAACTGTTTCTATTTGCCATAGTTTTCTCCTATTCCAATCGTTGTTAAGTTAATTCAGTGATATGAAATAACCAAAAAATTATTTCTTTGTACCACCGAAGGTTACACGAGATTGCCTTTCAACATTGATAGGCATCCTCTGATCCTGCTCCTTCATAAGATCGTTTTTAACTGCTTCGTCTCGTTGTTGATGACGGTTAGTCATATACTCTTGACGTTGCTTCGCAATCTCGATTGGTACCTTCGCAAGAAGAAGGCCACCTACCCCAATCACTCCCTTGTATTTACCTTCATCAAGTACAGGATAATCAGATGCATTTTCGACTTCTTCGGCTCTAACTAATTCATATCCTTCTCTTAAACGTCCAGATATGTTTTTAGTGTCCTGAAAGCCAACGCTTTCTGCTCTTATCCATCTATACCTGAATCCATCAGGTGCAGGGGGTGCATCTAGAGAAGATGGTGGAACCCACACTTTTGGTCTTTCAGATTTAGACCTAGTGTCGTTCGCACGAGAAGTATTTTTTTCGTCTTTTTTCATGTTACGCTCCTTCCGTGTTTTTTAATTGTTTTGCGTACTCTTCGAGTGGCACTCCTAATTTTTTAGCTATTGCTACCTGTGAAGAAGTGAGTCTCACAGTTTTGCGACCAGGTTTTACACTTCTTTGAGCAGAAGCAACCGTCTGAACGGGGGCTGTCGTATTTTTATCAGTTTTACCAAATTTATGTGGAAAGTCAACTCGTATCCTTTTATCAACTTCCGCATAATACTCATCAGAGTTAGGATCATAACCTTCTTTTTCAGTTAAATCCTTATGTATCTCAAACGCAGTATATGTCATTGCTCTATCTGTTCCAAACCAAGTATTCTTAGAAGCCCAAGCTTCAGCTCTAGGATCTGGGTTTTCTGTTTGTTGTGTAACATTAGGTGCGTTTTGCACTTGAGATGGTTTTGTTGGTTTCTCCTCTATTGTTTCTTCTTGGCTTTGTTTAATTTGTTCAAGTTTTGCATTCTCAAAAGCAAGAGTTGCAATTCTTTTATTAGCCTCAACTTGAGCTTTAGAGTCTCCAGCGTCGATAGCTACAGCTAACTCTTTTTGTGCTGCTTCTAATCCTGCTTGAATACTAGTCTCAAATTTTTTAATATAATCAGAATCAGTTTTTTTAAATTTAGATTCTAATTTTTTTCTAGATTCCTCTACACCTTTGGCATAATCTAAAGCTGCTTGTTCTCTTCTTTCAGCTTCTCTCATTTTACGAGTTAATTTCGCAATACGAGCTTGTACGCCTTTGCTGTATTCTTCTAGTTTATCGTCGTCCTTTGATTCCTCTAACTTGGTTTCTCTTTCATTTTCAAACGTTTTATCTGTATCTTTGTCCGTTGTTTCTGTTTCTTGTTTCGGCGCTTCGGTTTCTACAACCGACTCGTCTTTTGTTTCTTCAATATCAACCGTAGCATCAGGTCCTGATGTATCGATGGGTACTGTCTTTTTTTCTTCGTCTGGCATAGTTACTCCTTCCTATGATTAAAACTCATGCAAGATGTCCTCTGGACTATCAATTGTTGCTAACACTTCATCGTCGTTTAGCAGACGCATTTCCCCACCATCTATTTTGATTCGACTACCTAGCCATAACTAATCCTACTTGTGAAGCAACTTGTTGTCTCTCCAATGTAGTTTCAGCTAATACTATTCCACCTTTAGTTGTCTCTTTCATTTTAAAAGGTAAAACTAAAAGTCTCCAACCTGTTGGTTTTGGTAATTTTGGTTCTTCTTTTTTTGAAGGCTCAACACCTACAAGTTTATTGTTTGGTGTTAATATTGATGACTGTTCCTTTTTCATTTTGCTCCTTATCTTCTAGCAGGTTAGAGAGTTCCTGTTTAGTGGCTTCTAAGCCATTGATTTGTCCTATTATATACTTATAATTTTCCATAGTGTCAACACCACCAGAGGTAATAGTTACTGATAATGCTTCCAATCTAGTATTTATAAATTTAATTAGTTTTGTTATGACGTTTTCTAATTGCATCTTTACCTTTCTTAGCGATTGAAGCAACTTGACTTTTACCCATCACCTTAGCTCTTTGCTCCATAACCGTTAGTATTTGTATTTTTCTTGCAAACGGTTTATTTACACGTTTGACTTTTGCAACAGTTGCTCTCGCATCTGATGGTGTTGCAAACTTTATACGGACGGTATCTTTAGGATTTTCATCCGTATAAAGTCTTCGACCAGATCTCTCTCC